ATGGCAGCGTAGTGAAGGTAAAAATAAGTCAGGTGGTCTTAACGAAAAAGGACGCAAATCTTATGAAAGAGAAAATCCTGGAAGCGACCTTAAAGCACCTTCAAAAAAGGTTGGAAATCCCCGCAGGAAGAGCTTTTGTGCCAGAATGAGAGGTATGAAGAAAAAACTAACCTCTGCAAAAACCGCGAACGATCCTGATTCCAGAATCAATAAATCATTAAGAGCTTGGAATTGTTGATATAAAGAGGTTTTATTATGTCTGATGTTTATCTTGGTAATCCTCTTTTAAAAAAAGCAAATACCCCTATTGAATTTACTCAAGAACAAATTCTTGAATTCGTAAAGTGTAAAGATGATCCAGTTTACTTTGCAAATAATTATGTAAAAATTGTTACTCTTGATCATGGTCTTCAAATCTTTAAACCATATCATTTTCAAGAAAAGTTAATCAATAATTTCCATAATCACAGATTTAATATCTGTAAGATGCCACGACAGACTGGTAAGTCCACAACTGTGGTTTCTTTTTTGTTACACTATGCAGTTTTTAATGATAATGTTAATATTGGTATTCTTGCAAATAAAGCAGCAACTGCAAGAGAACTTTTAGATAGATTACAAACTGCATATGAAAATCTTCCAAAATGGATGCAACAAGGTATCATCGCGTGGAATAAAGGTTCTTTGGAGTTAGAAAATGGCAGTAAGATATTAGCAGCTTCTACATCTGCAAGTGCTGTTCGAGGTATGTCTTTTAACATCCTCTTTCTTGACGAATTCGCTTTCGTTCCAAACCATATTGCAGACTCATTCTTTGCATCTGTTTATCCTACTATTACTTCTGGTAAACAAACAAAAGTCATCATAGTCTCTACACCACACGGTATGAATCATTTTTATCGTATGTGGCATGATGCCGAAAAAGGTAAAAATGAATATGTCTTCACTGATGTTCACTGGAGTGAAGTTCCTGGTAGAGATGATGAGTGGAAAAAGCAAACAATTGCTAATACTTCGGAACAACAATTTAAAGTTGAATTTGAGTGCGAATTTTTAGGATCAGTTGATACTCTCATCGCACCATCTAAGTTGAGATCCCTCGTCTATGACCACCCTAAGATCCGTAACGCGGGTTTAGATGTTTATGAGGACCCTGTAGAGAATCATGATTACTTAATCACTGTAGACGTTGCTAGGGGCGTAGGTAATGATTATTCAGCATTCACCGTAATAGATATCACTCAGTTTCCCCATAAAGTTGTTGCTAAGTATAGAAATAATGAAATTAAACCAATGCTATTTCCAAGCATTATAGAAGAGATTGGTAAAAGTTATAATGAAGCATATATTCTTTGCGAAGTAAATGATGTTGGAGATCAAGTAGCCAGTATTCTGCAATACGATTTGGAATATAAAAATTTACTTATGTGCTCAATGAGAGGTAGAGCAGGTCAAATTGTTGGGCAAGGATTTTCGGGAAAGAAAACTCAGTTGGGTGTGAAGATGTCCAAAACTGTAAAAAAAGTTGGATGCCTAAATCTCAAAACAATGATAGAGGAAAATAAGTTATATTTAAATGATTATGAAATCATATCTGAACTTACGACATTCATTCAAAAACACAATTCTTTTGAGGCAGAAGAGGGTTGTAATGACGACTTGGCAATGTGTCTTGTAATTTATGCATGGTTAGTTGCTCAAGACTACTTCAAAGAACTTACGGATCAAGATGTTAGAAAACGTTTATATGAAGAACAAAAAAATCAAATTGAACAGGATATGGCACCATTTGGATTTGTATCTGATGGGTTAGATGAATCTAGTTTTGTGGATTCTGATGGTGATAGGTGGTATGCTGATGAATATGGTGATAGAGCGTACATGTGGGAGTACATGTCCTAATGGAACTTGATAATCAAATAAAATTTGGTCACTTACTTTTATTTGACAGAGAATGTAGAGTTTGTGGTGAGGTAAAAAATTTAATAGATGGTTTTTATCAAACTAGAAAAGATAGGGGACCAGTAGCATCTTCGTATTCTTATGAATGTAAAGAATGCACCGTAAAGAGAATTTCAAATTCCAGAAAGGATAAAAAAATAAAGACTACATGGGAGTATCCAGATTGGTAATGTTCACCACAAATTTCCCCCGTGTAAAGTAGTTTTTTAATAAATATTTTTTAGATAAACTGAGATTTACGGAGAAAAAAATGGCGACTCCTCAATTATCTCCTGGTGTACTAGTCAGGGAAGTTGATTTAACAGTAGGGAGAGCTGATAACGTTTTAGATAATATTGGTGCCATTGCTGGACCCTTTCCTATTGGACCTGTAGATTTTGCAATTGATATTACGACAGAGCAAGATCTTATCAATGTCTTTGGAAAACCACTTTCAACTGATGCTCAGTATGAGTATTGGATGAGTGCTTCATCCTTTCTTTCATATGGTGGCGTATTAAAAGTAGTTAGAACTGGTGGTTCGACACTTAATAACGCTAATGCTGGAGTGGGTGCTGCGTATACAACATCATTAAGAATTGACAACTACGACGACTATACTAACAATCATACCGAAGCAACAGACTACACATATGCTGCTAAGAACCCAGGAACTTGGGCAAATAATCTCAAAGTTTGCTTTATTGACGATTTAGCCGATCAAATTATTGGTATTAATACTACCGACTTATCAAACTTTGGTCCAGCTATTGGACTTGGCGTAACAGCTGCTCTCAACGCAGTAACAATCCCAGTAGCAGGAAGCACTCAGTCATTTACCGGATACCTAAAAGGAATCATTACTGGAGTCACAACAGATTCAACTAACGGTAATAGTAAAATTGATGTAAAAATTGTTTCTAGAGTTTCTAGCGCAGGAACTGAAACTGCAATCAACTATGCAGAAAGTTCTTCCTTTGCTTCTTTTAAAACTTCCGACACCTTAAAGTTTATCAACAGTGCTGGAATTGCAACAGGTTTAGCTGGAAATACTGGGACAACTCCAACATCAATAGCTGATTGGTACGAAGATCAAACACTTGGTCTTTCAAATTCGACAGTTTATTGGAGAGAAATTGCTCCAAAACCAATTTCAAACATATATTCTACAGAAAGAAACGGCAAAAATGATGCCCTTCACATCGCAGTTATTGATGATAATGGTAGCATCACTGGTATTAGAGGTAATATTCTTGAGAAGCATATAAATCTATCTAAGGCACTTGATTCAATATCAAACGTTAATGCTCCTCAAAGAATATGGTATGAAGGATATCTAGCAGATTTTTCTGCTAACATTTATGCAGGTGGTAATCCATCTAGCGCAGGAGATTCCTATCACGGCACATCTCCAAGAGCAACAGGATTCTCAACTGGATTTACTCCAATTACAGTAAGTGATGGACTATGGGGACAAAATGCTCAGGGAGTAACATTTGCTGCAATTGGTAATAAAACTTATAGTCTAACTGGTGGTGTTGATTATTCTGCTTCTGGTGGAATGAAACCTGCACTTGGAGATCTAATCACATCGTATGGATTATTCTCAAATAAAGATGAAGTTCAAGTTGATTACCTAATTATGGGACCTGGATTTGACTCTCAGTTTGATTCACAAGCAAAAGCAAATTTCCTGATTTCAATTGCGGAATCTAGAAAAGATTGTGTTGCCACCGTTGGACCTCACAGAGCTAATTTAATTGGTCTAACCAATACTACAACGCAAACAACTAATTTGATTAACTACTTTAGTTCATTACAATCATCTTCTTATGCAATATTTGATAGTGGATATAAGTACACTTATGATCGTTTTAATAACAAGTTTCGTTTTATTCCAACAAACGCCGATATTGCAGGATTGATGACTAGAACAAATATTGTTGCATATCCATGGTTCTCTCCAGCAGGACAACAGCGTGGAATCATTAATAATGCTATCAGACTTGCATATAACCCCAATAAAGCACAGAGAGATAAACTATATCCATCTAGAATTAATCCAGTTGTAACTCAACCTGGAATTGGTACTCTTTTGTTTGGAGATAAAACTGCCCTTGGTTATGCATCTGCGTTCGATAGAATCAATGTTCGTCGTTTGTTCCTAACAATTGAACAGGCTCTCCAAAAGGCAGCAGAAGCTCAACTGTTCGAATTGAACGATGAACTGACAAGAGCAAACTTTAAAAATATCGTGGAACCCTATCTGCGTGATGTTCAGGCTAAGAGGGGTCTTTATGGATTCCTCGTTGTTTGCGATACCACAAACAACACTCCTGATGTTATTGATAACAATGAATTCAGGGCAGATATCTTCCTGAAGCCTGCGAAGTCTATTAACTACGTAACTCTGACATTTGTTGCTACTCGCACAGGCGTAAGTTTTGAAGAAGTAGTCGGTAGAGTTTAATTTATTATAATAAATAACAAAAGGAGGATAGCAAATCATGGCAACAACAAGAGAAAACAAAACAATCTCTCAGTTTAAGGCAGCAATGTCTGGAGGCGGTGCTCGCCCTAATTTATTTGAAGTTGAATTAACCACTCTACCAGACGGAATCACTGGATGGGACGCTGACAACTTTAGATTTATGTGCAAAGCGGCTGCACTTCCAGCACAAAATGTAGCATCAATTGATGTTCCATTTAGAGGCAGAATTTTTAAAGTCGCTGGAGACAGAACAATTGATACTTGGACAGTTACGGTCATCAATGATGAAGGATTTCTTCTAAGAAATGCATTTGAAGCGTGGTCAGAGTTGATTGCAAAACTTGATACTAACCTTGGAGCAACTGATCCAAGTGCTTATATGAAAAATGCAAAGGTTTATCAATTAGGTAGAGGTGCTACTACTAGTAGTCAAAACAGTCAAGGGACAGCGAACGCAGTTCTGAAGGAATATGAATTCATTGATATTTTCCCAACAAATGTATCTCAAATTGATGTATCATATGATTCTTCAGACACAATTGAAGAATTTACAGTAGAATTCCAGGTACAATCTTTCTCAGTATCTGGAGCTGGTGGTCCAAACGGTTAATAAATAGGTTAAAGATAAACTTAAAATAAATTATGGCAAAATTATTTGGATTTTCTATTGAGGACAATGATTCATTGTCTCCTAGTGCAGTTTCCCCCGTTCCTCCCAACAAGGAGGACGGGGTTGACCATTATTTGAGCAGTGGATTTTTTGGATCCTATGTAGATATTGAAGGTGTTTATAGAACAGAATTTGATCTTATCAAAAGATATCGTGAAATGGCACTTCATCCAGAGTGCGATAGTGCCATTGAAGATATTGTAAACGAAGCAATTGTATCAGATACTAATGATAGTCCTGTTCAAATTGACTTGGATAATTTGAACGCAAGTGATGGTATCAAAAAGAAAATAAGACAAGAATTTAAATATATCTTAGAACTTTTAGATTTTGATAAGAAGTCTCACGAAATCTATAGAAATTGGTATGTTGATGGAAGACTTTTTTATCATAAAGTAATTGATCTCAAAAATCCTCAATTAGGAATTCAAGAGTTAAGATATATTGACGCAATGAAAATTCGTTATGTAAGACAGGCACTGAGAAAAGAAGGAGATAAATATAGAGTTACAAACAGAAATATTGATAATCCTATGGATTATCAATTCCCAGAAATTGAAGAATATTTTGTTTATGAACCAAAGATGACATATCCAACAGGGACTCCTGCTCCTGGGTCTTTGGGTGGAGCAAGTTCTGGAGTTCGTATGACTAAAGATTCTATTGTATATTGTACTTCAGGTCTTGTAGACAGAAATAAGGGTTCAACTCTTTCATATTTACACAAAGCAATTAAATCTCTCAATCAACTTCGTATGATTGAAGATAGTCTTGTTATTTACAGACTGTCTCGTGCTCCAGAAAGAAGAATTTTCTATATTGATGTCGGTAATCTTCCAAAAGTAAAGGCAGAACAATATCTCCGTGATGTTATGATGAGATATAGAAATAAACTTGTATATGATGCAAACACTGGAGAAATCCGTGATGATAAAAAATTCATGGCGATGTTAGAAGATTTCTGGCTTCCTCGTCGTGAAGGTGGGAGAGGCACTGAAATTTCTACTCTTCCTGGTGGTCAAAACCTTGGTGAAATTACTGATATTGAATATTTCAAGAAAAAACTTTATCGTTCTTTAAATGTTCCACCATCAAGAATGGACGGTGAAGGTGGATTTAATCTTGGTCGTTCTTCAGAAATTCTCCGCGATGAACTTAAATTTAGCAAATTTGTCGCTCGCCTAAGAAAAAGATTTTCTTACATGTTTAGTGATATGTTAAGAACTCAATTAATTCTTAAAAATATTATTACTCCAGAAGATTGGGAGATAATGACTGAGCATATTCAATATGATTTTCTTTATGATAATCATTTTGCAGAGTTAAAAGATGCAGAGTTACTTAACGAAAGACTGAATATGGTTCAGGTTGCAGAACCATATGTCGGTAAATATTTTTCACAAGATTACATAAGAAGAAAAGTTTTAAGACAAACTGATGTCGAAATCTTAGAACAAGATGCTCAAATTAAAAAAGAAATAAAAAATGGAACTATTCCAGATCCAAGTATTCCAGTTGATCCAACTACAGGTATGCCTTTAGAACCAGATGCCGCAGAAATGGATTTAGGGAAACCAGTCGTAGAACCAGATCTTAATGTTGCTGGATCTGCGACAGAGGTTAATGGACGTGCAGCAGAATTAGATACTCGTGCTACCAAAATTCCTAGTGGTGGTGAGATATAAATAAAAACGATTAATAATTTGGATTATAATAATGGATGATCTACTAAATATGATCGTTTCTGACGAATCACCATCACAAATTAGTGATAAAATCAAAGAACTTTTATTCGTAAAGTCAGCAGAAAAAATTGATACTTTTCGTCCAGATGTAGCATTATCCATGTTTGGAGACGTTACTAAAGAGGAAGAGTGAGAGAGATTTGTTCATAAATAACTAAAAGTGTATTTAAAAAAATAATGGCCCATAGACCAGTTGGTGCTGGCATTTCACTTTCAACAACTGCCACCTCTGGAATGACAACATCGTTTGTCGTTCAATCGAATGTAATTAGAGTAACTGCTGTGACTGCAGGGGCTTTCGTTGCAATTGGAACGAATCCAACAGCAACAATTGCTGATTATTATGTGCCCGCAGGAAAATCAGAAACTCTTGCTCTAACAAAAGCATCAAATAGAGTTGTTGGTATTACTACTGGAACAACAACTACTGTTGATTTTCCAGAGGGAACTCAAGCACCATTTGGTGTAGGTGATTATGTAACTCTTACTGGAGCAAATCAATCTTATTATAATTTTGTTCATGTTCCAGTAAATGCGGTGGATACTTCAACTGGAGTAAATGGATATTATCAATCTAGAATTACTTTGGGATACGACTCTAGTGGAATTGCAACTGCATTTACTCCATCTGGAAATGAGTCACTTTCATTATCCCAAAGATTAGCAGCCAGATCTGATGGTAGTTCAGGAATCGTTTATTCACAACAAGTACAAATTTCGGGGCAAGCATAATGAAACTCATTACCGAAGAAATTGAATCAGTAGAAGTTATTACCGAAAATGTTAACGGTAAAAAAACTTTATATATTCAAGGTCCGTTCTTACAAACTGAACAACCTAATCGCAATAACAGAATATATCGTATGCCTGTTATGGAGAGGGAAGTAAAAAGATACACTGAGCAGTATGTTAATAAAGGTCGTGCTCTTGGTGAACTTGGGCATCCAGATGGACCAACAGTAAATCTTGATCGTGTATCACATAAAATTGTTTCTCTTCAAAAGGAAGGAAATAATTTTATTGGAAAAGCACAAATCTTATCCACTCCTATGGGCAAGATTGCTGAGTCACTTTTAAAAGAAGGAGTAACTCTAGGTGTATCATCAAGAGGTATTGGATCAGTAAGACCAACCAAGGAAGGATATAATGAAGTCGGTGAAGATTTCATGTTAGCAACCGCTGCTGATATTGTCGCTGATCCATCTGCGCCTGATGCATTTGTTCAGGGAATTATGGAAGGTAAAGAGTGGGTTTGGGAAGGTGGAATGCTTCGCGAAAAAGCAGCAGAAAATACCAAACGTAGAATTAACACTTTAGTTAATCAAGGTGCTTTAGAAGAGCATAAACTTAATTTGCTCAATGATTTCTTAAATAACCTTTAATTTATTAAATATCTTAATTTATAAATAAATATAGATTTACTACAGGAAAATCGGAGAGTTCAAATGTCTCGTGGC